TGGTTCTCCCTTGTTATAAAATGATGGTGGGAAAAACGGTGGTGTTGGTGGGAAATCTGGTGCTGGTGGGAAATCTGGTGGTGTTGGAGTAGCTGGGTTGGTTGATTGACATGCTGGGTAAGTTCCAGTATTGTTGTAAACACACTGACGAGAGTAGCCGCTACCAGATGCGGAGTTATCAAACCCAGGAGTTGTGTAGCCGCAGTTACCTACACCGCCACCGTTAGTAGAGGTTGTACAATACCATGCGTAGGGTGCTACAGGGGCTGGGTCAGTTGATTGACATGCTGGATAGGTTGTTCCAAATGTACATTGACGAGAGTAGCCAGTACCAGATGCGGAGTTATCAAAACCAGGATCAGTGTAACTACAGTTGCCTACGCCAACTCCAGGACTAGAGGTTGTGCATTTCCATGTGTTGGCTGGTGCTGGGTTAGTTGATTGACATGCTGGATAGGTTGTTCCAAATGTGCACTGACGAGAGTAGCCGCTACCAGATGCAGAGTTATCAAACCCAGGATCAGTGTAACTACAGTTGCCTACGCCACCGCCGTTGGTAGAGGTTGTGCATTTCCATGTGTTTGGTGCTGGAGGATATGTTATGGTTACGGCTGGAGAAGAAAGCCAGGCGGTCTCTGTAAATCTTGGAGATGTTCCTATAATTAATACTACAAAAGATCCAAATGTATCTGGAGAAGCACCAGGTCGATCTATGTCTAAGAAATTAGTGCTAGGACTTGAAGATGCAGAGCTTGCATATACTGAACCATCATTGTACACTGTCCAACTAGTTACATTTATGTTTGTAGCAGACCAAACCAATTTTCCTCCATAACTGTAAGAAAGCATTCCTGCTGCAACTGAAGGTTTGTTTGGCTTTAAATCGGTAACCGATGCATTTTTGCCGTATCCGCTTAATGACATTCCAGAAACATTGGATGTATTTACTGGATTAATTAATATTCCTAAAGTTCCTGAAGCGGATCCTGTGTCAATTGTAAATTTACATGTAGTACCTGATGTAGAATACACACCTTTTGCAGAATCTGTATTATTTACCATACTAGTAACTTCTGTAAATGCTACTTCTGGTCCTTGGTATTGTATATAATAATCATTAGCGCCTTTTACTTTTTGCCATGTAAACTCTACTACGCCATTTGACACAACATTAACAGTTATATCTCCTAAATTAGCGGGAGCGATTACTGGACTTGATAAGGTATATATATCTCCTGAATTTTTACCATCTGCATTAGTAGCCGAAACTTTACACCTAACCGCATAGCCAACATATTTTAATGTTTGTTGAGAATCCCATTCGTCTTCAGATAATGCCAAAGAGCTTGTTGTTTTATCAAGTATGTTAGACCAATTAGATGTAGGATATGGAGCTTTTTGCCATTGATATTCAAATGTTGTTGGTGAATTTTCCCAAGTACCATTTGTTGCTAAAACTGTTTGTTCTGCAGCATAAAGAAATGATGAACCTTGCAAAGAAAGAGTTGGCAAAACTGTATTGACTGGAACTATTCCTAGTAGATTTTTCCACTCAGACCCATTCCAAACATAAGCCGCCTTAGAATCGTTCCAAGATGTTCCATCATGGATTTGAATCTTTTTTAAAGGATTCCAACTGGAACCATCAAAAATGTTTAGCGGCATTTCAGGCTCCTTAGTATTGTATGTAAATATCTCCAGCAGAATTACCGCTTGCAGGTGGTGTTAAGCTTGTGCTATATGTAATTTTATTTATGTTAGCAGAAGAGCTTCCGTTAGTATATGTTCCGTTAATATTATTGGATGCAGCAGTGGTGGCAGCTGTAATAGATGATGTGATGGCTGATGGAATTGCAGACTCTAGTATTTTACCGCTTGAATCTAGCCCAGCATATCCATTATTTTGATTTCTTTCAGATTCTGGCTGGTACCCGCCTAATGAGTTATCAATACTATTTTTGGTTGTATCAGTATATGCTTTTGCTTCGGTTAAAGCATCTGTAAGATTGGCAGAAGTTGCATATCCAGGAACCACTGGAGTTCCAGTAAATGTCGGCGAAGCAATTGGAGCATAAGTTGTTGCTGCTATAGATGAATCTAATTTAGTTCCAACTGTAGTTACTAGCGCTGCTAAACCAGTCTGATCTGCTTGAAAAGCAATTGCTAGCTCACCTAAAGTATCTAAAGATGCTGGAGCTAAATTAACAATATTTGCAATTGCAGATGTTATGTCTGATGTTCTTGCAATTGTTGAAGGTATTACTGAATCTAAAATTTTAACATTAGAATCTAAACCTGCAAATCCACCAGACACATTACGCTCTGAATCGGGAACGTAGCTTGTAAGACTTTGATTTATTTCTGTTCTCAAATCATCTACAGCTGAAAGAGCAGCATTTAAAGAAGCAGTACGTGCAGCATTTGTTGCTGTAACAGCTCTTGCATTCGTAAAGTATAAATTAGTTCCTTCTGGTAATTGAGTTGTTGATGTAATTGGTGATGGTATTGTAAAATTAGCTAATGAAGAGTCAACATAACTCATGGTAGTAGTAATTAATGGGTCTACTATTGCTGATACTCTATTTGCTGTAAAATATAGGTTTGTTCCTTCTTCTATGTCTGAGGTAGTAATAAGATTAATTGCTGTGTTAATTTTTTGATCTGTAATTTGTCCCGCTGCAGTTACTGCGTTTGCAGATTTTGTTGTCGCATCTGACGCTGCGGTAGTAATTGCTTCTTGAAATTTTGATGTTGCATATGAATTAGCTGAACTTAAAGATTGTGCTGCAGATCCATAAACATCAAAGTATCCGTCTCCTGCGGTTCTTGCTCTTGCATTGGTGAAATATAAATTTGTGCCTTCCATAACATTTGTTGTTAGCAAGGGACCAACATTGTTTAAAGCGTTTTGAATTGCCGTAGTAGCTTCTGTGTCTAAAGAAATTTGATCTGGTATTTGTGATAAAGGTATTTTGCCGTCAGAATTTAATGTAGCAATTCCATTTGCTTGTCCTGGTTTAAATGCATAGTTTGTAAGAAGATTCCATCTTTGGGTTCCGTTACCTATTTTAAATTTAAGAGTATCAGTTTCTATTCCTATTTCACCGTTTAAAAGAAGTGGATTGTTTACTGTCCAATTTGCTGCGGTGTCTCTTCTTAATTGAATTTTAAATGCCATTATGAATTACCTCCATCGAGTGATGGTGCGGCAAAATCTTCTGACCCACCGCCACCTAAAGTTTCTTCTTCTGTTACTGCTGTTCCATCAAATAATCCTGCGTCAAATAATGTTTCATCAACAAATGAAGGCTCATTTAAATTACTCATTGGGTTTCCTCCATCGTATCCTATAATTTGTGGTAAAACTGTTGCTGGTGTGTCGGGGTTAGACAATGATTTAAAATCAACTTGATTTTGAATATCAATTGTATGTACATCTCCATCAAACGTGTGTGTATGCATATAAAATGGAGTTGGGTCTGTACTTGGTGGTGTTAATTCTATCCATGTAGTTCCATTGTGAACACGTAAATTTTTAGTTACGGTATTAATGTATATTTCGCCGACTTGTCCAAATACTGGGTCTGCTGACAGGGCCAGAAGTTTAAGTGGTACCAGCATCTGTCTTGACATTATTAACCTACTACAACTACTCTATATTCTCCAGCAGTTGGTGCGGAAGCAAAGTTAACAACTACAGCATTTGCATTTGATCTTTGAACATCTGCTTCTACCTGAGCAAACGGTGTGGCCGCTTCAAATATTTGAACGGTTACGTCTGTTGTTCCAAGATTGTGTGTTATTGTATAAGACGTTGCTGATGCGCCAAGTGTTTCTGAATATTTTCTAGCAATTGCATGATAATTTGTGCCGTTATTTGTTAATGTCCATGTATCAGATGTTTCATTCCATAGAATTTCTGTATCTATTGAAGTTCCACGCTCTACAACAATTCCTGCATCTGTTGTAGGTGTTCCAGTAAATCCACTATTAAGTTTTACTTTATTATCTTCAATATTAATCTGTGTAGTGTTTACAGAATTAACGGTTCCAATAACATTTAAGTTTCCGCCAACTTGTAAGTTGCCAGTAATTTCTACATTGTCTGGAAGGCCAATAGTTACTGCTGCGTTATGTCCGCTATTTGGTGAAACTGTAACTTCATTTGCTGTTCCAACAATGGTTGCTACATAGTCACCTGTTGTTTGCGTATCTAATGGTATAACTAGATTTGTATCGCTTGCTGATGTTAAACGACCCTGTTGATCTACCGTAAAAGTTGGTACTTTTGTAATTGATCCATATGTTCCAGCTGTTACTGCAGTATCATCTAAATCTATTGTTGTTATATTTGTTGTGTCGTTAAATGATTTTGTTAAGCCAACTCCGCCTTCTACGTAAGACCCTATTGCATCGGTAATTACTTCTAGCGAACCAGAAGCTGGGATCCAAGAAGTTCCATTATAGAAGTATAATGTGTTATCTGCTGTATTAAAATAAATTTGACCTGATACTGGGTTGCTTGGTGCTGCGCCTAAGTTTTGAATTCTAGCATTGAGCAACTCATTTTTGTTGAGATCAATACTAACTAAAAATTTTCTTGCCATTTTTTTATCTCCTTTTTAGGACAGGTATGCTGTCCCCGAAAATGGCTGGGCCATTGTCAATGTTAGTCTACTAGTACTATTATAGTCTATACCTGTTTCCAGTATATCACCTGAGCTTGATTTAACAGATACGTTTGGGTGGAAAAGCAAATTGTGGTCTATTACTACTGAATACACCCCATTTACTGGCCCAGTTAATTGGGCTAGCTCCCAAGAATACATGAAGGATACTTGTTTATCTAAAACAAAGCTTTTTTCTACACTCCAGGTATTTGATGTGGGGGATTTTGGTCCCCAAAATCTTGTTGTTAAGGTATCAAAATAAAAATCTCCAGGTACTCCTAAAGAATTTGCTGGATTACCTTCTCCACTAATTATTGTTCTTCCAGGAGAGCCTGAAGCTCTTACTACTACTAAGGGGTTATTTTCGGTAACAATTAGGCGGGTTGCCATTATAGTGTTACCGCCCTATTTAATGTTAAATATCCTTCTAATAATCTTGTTACATTTACACTAGGGTCAACTAAAACTAAATCATAAGCAGATTTTGGATAAAAAAGTTTTTTTGTTCTATCTGCTGAAATAGAAACTGAAAGTTTTCCAAGTGAGGGTGTTATTGTTATTCCATCTATTTCTGAAAGACTAAAGGCTAATTTTTTTCCACCTTGGGTATCTCTTACTTGCATTTTTGCTGTGTGGTGATTTAATTGTATAGGCTGATTATCTTCGTCAAGATATTGCAATTCAAAAGTAAACGTTGCGTTCTCGTCTACCTGAAAATTTTTTTGAGCTGCCATTTTTTTACCCCTAAAAAGAAAATACCCTTACACTATTTTAGCATAAGGGCATTCCCAATTGACTAATAATTATTTAGCCACAAATCCGAATTCTTTGTTGCTTGGGCTTAGGGCCTTTAAAATTACTGGGGCAACTGCTGCTACTCCAGCTGCAATTAAATCCTTTGGATTTGTATTGCCAGTCATATATAGAGCGGTGGCTGCTGCCAAAAATGCTCTTCCGTATGTTCCAAGTGCTGCTAGTATTTGCTCTTGCATAGTCACTTTCCCATCTTTATTTAAATCAGCTTTATCAAAGTTTTTGATAGCCATTTTTATCATCTCCTCGTGGGCGGGTTGCCCATGAATTTTGGGTGTTATCCCAATCCTATAAGTTTACCACTAAGCTGAAATATCTACAAGTTCGCAATTACCGTCTGAACTGCAAGCTAGAGTGGCATTTGTTGAAGTTCCGTCTTCTGTTTCATAAAATGACAGATCTTCCCAGCGAATATTGCTAGGCATTTTTGCTATTAAAGCATCATATTCTTCTTTTAAAATTTCTTGATATGGAGCTTGCTTATATGTATGTTCTGAGTGAGGCAGAAATGAGATACCAGAAACTTCATCAAAGTTTTTATAAACCCATGCCCCCACTTCCATCCATTCATCTTCTTTTACAGAAACTGTAATTGAAGGTTTATGTTCACACCAAGCACGTTGGTATACAAGCCAAATATTTAAATGATCAATTGCAGTTAAATCGTTTCTAACAATTGCACCTTCTGGTGCTTTTACTGGAAATGAAAATACATAAGTTTCGTTTGGCTTCATTACATCATCTTCAACTGGAATTCCAACTTCTTTTAAAAATGTTGAAATTGGATCTCCCTTTGAACCACGAACTGTACGGACATAATATGGTGAATGCCAAGGATGCATTCCTGAAGATACCCCAACTAATTGAGACACTGTTCCAGAAGGTTTTACACATGTAATTGCTGCAGACTCAGGAATTCCAATTTTTCCAGACTCTTCTCTATTTACTTCTCTTGCCTTTTCACGTAGTGTCATCAAGAATGCTTCTAGTGCAACTAGGTCTTCTTTACCAGACATAAACTTGTGACCAAATTGTCCAGTCAAAGAAACTCCAAGAAGTCTTTCTTCTTCTGTATTGTCTTTCCAAATTTTTCTAAGATATTTAAAATCTGTAAGGGTCGATTGCCATGTCCCAAGAATAGTTGCTAGTTCTACCTTACGCTCAATATCTTTTTTAGTGTCGTTTTCACGCAATACAACTTCTGAAAGATTACAAAATTGATATGGACGCAAAATAATTTCAGAACATGGGTTAGTTCCATAATGAATGTCTGGATCTCTTCGACCAAACTTTGCAGCTTGCGCTTGCGCTGCAGCTACGTTATATATACCACGCTCTCCAGACTTGGAATCGTATAATGATTTCCATTCTGCAATAAACTGTTCCATTTCTGGCTTACGAGAATATGCAACTGAGTTATTAGACAAAGCACGTTGTGGACTCTGCTCCCACCAATTACCAGATTTGGCTTGTGCCATTTCGATATCATTAATGTTAGAAAGAGAAATCATTGCGGAGCGTCTAACGCCACCTACAACCACAACTTCTCCAATTTTACACATAATGTCGTGACACTCAATTGGTTTAAGGTTTCTACCAGTTGCGTTTTTAAATTTTGCAATAGTGAAATCAAAAAGATTTACTAAAGGTTGCGGTCCAGATGATCTTCCACCCATCGTCTTAAGTCTTGCTCCTGCTGGCCTAACTTTAGAAACATCTATGGCTGGAATTTGTCCAGACCAAAGTAATGCAAGTAATTCACGATATGCCTTTGCCCATCCTTGTTTTGAATCTTCTACAGTTATTACAGTAGTAGATTTTTCTAAAGATTCTGGAACGGCAGGAAGCTTATTAATGTATTTATACTCAACAGAAAAGCCAACTCCAGTACCACACATTAAAACATACATTGTTTCATCAAAAGATCTTGGAGAATCTACTGGCAAAAAAGCGCAGTTGTATCCTGCTACATTATCTCTTTCTAGTGCGGCGCCAGATGTCATTACTGCTCTCATTGATGGCATTACATTTCTTTCAAACACGAACTCTTTTAATTCCGCAACTAGCTTTTCATTTGGAATATAATTATAATTTTGCTTTAAATGATTTGTCATAAAAGAAAAATATCTATCTACTGTTTCTCCCCATGTCTCTCTACGTGATTCTGCCTCTACCCATTTAGCATATCTAGAAAGTGCAATAAAATTTTCATAAGGATTATTAATAGTATTTTTCATTTGTCGCCTTTTTCTTCCGATTTACGGATTAATTATTTTGAGTGAGGTATAAGTGTATCAAACTTTTTTCTAAAAGAAAAGAAAAAATATTTTTATTGTTGTTTTTTAGTTAACTGTAATATATATATACTATATATATAATATATTTTGATTTGTTTGATTTGCTGACCCCCCGACCCCCCTATGGAAGTATACTAAATATAGATTCTTTGTCAAGAAAAAATTATTTGACATATTCTTGCTTACAATGGTATGATTATACTTCGCTATCTCTAAAGGAGGAAATGCCAATGGAGAATATAAAGAAAAGCTTAAGCGATATTGTTCATCAATATGCTGCGATTATATTAACAGTAATGTTTTTATTTTCCAACACAGTTAATGCAACAAGTGCACAAGCTTTAATAGTACAACCAAAGACAGAAGTACAACTTAAGAAAGAAACCTTAGAGAAGTACAGCAATACTGTTTACAAGCCTTCACAAATGCTTTCAGACATTGAACTGAAAGAACTACTGCAAGCAGTAGGCTTTGAAGGAAAAGCCCTTAAAACGGCTTGGGCCATTGCTAAGCGGGAGTCTAACGGACGACCACTAGCATATAATGGTAACAGGAATACTGGAGACAGTTCTTACGGAATTTTTCAGATCAATATGTTGGGTAAACTCGGCGTAGATCGTAAAGAAAAATTTGAATTAAAGTCAAACGAGTCATTGTTTGACCCAACTAAAAATGCAGAGATAGCGTATTACATGACCGATGGCGGAATTGATTGGTCAGCTTGGAAGGGTTTAACCCCAAGAGCACAGGAATTTTATTTAAAGTTCCCAAACAGTTAGAAAGGAAGTGTAATGAGGATACAGTACGTGTCTACTTACATTAAACTTTCTGAAGAGGGCCTTGTTCCTAAGCTTTTATGCCCACAGGATCAGGGCTCTCTTTTATGTAATGGAGACGGAGAGTCTCTCATATATCTATATTGTCTTGAATGCGATTATAAAAATACTATGGGCATATCTAAGTATGAAAATATAGTAAAATTAGTAGATGAACAGAAAAGAATTTAATTTTGAGCACGACACAGTTTCCGAAACGGATGCTATGGGTAGAGAAATTTGGTGGTTAGATGCAGGAAGACCAGAAGACGGAAACAAATAATTTAGAAGATAACCTGCCTATGGTTAACTACATAATGCTACACAGAATTTATGATTTACTAAGTCTTATTTCAAATAAAATAGTCGGATCGGAAGATACGCAAAAAATGGTATCTTATCACGAAGCAGGGTATTTACTTGGGCCAGTTCCATCATTTTCACCAGCAGAAGACATAGATGATATCAAGAACTAATGTTTGGGCTAATGACGAAGACTTTAAAAAATGTTTTAAAGAATTTATGGCTATAGGAAATTTTGACAATTCTATACAAGACCCAATTAATGAAAGACTTTATGTTTTACAGCAATTTGCAAAAAGGCAGCAGAGGCTAGATTCTAACTTTGTCGAAATAGGTGTTTATGCTGGAATGTCTATGTATTTCATGGCAGATTATTGCAAAAAAATATTTATAGGAATAGATTCATTTGAGGGCGTTTCGGAGCCAAC